AGGATCAAACGCAGTTGGTCAGCTTATGGGTGGAGCAGGTGGTGGAGAAAGTACTAGCCCGTCTTCAAGTTCTCCGGGAACTACGCCTATGGCAATAAACCCTGCACCTAACCGTCAACGCGTATCTTCACAGTACGGTTGGAGAAGCGATCCAAATAATCCTAAGGAAAGACATCACCACGGTGGTATTGACTACGCTATGCCTGTTGGAAGTCCAGTGCTTGCGGCAGCAGACGGTGTTGTAGACCAAGTAACTACTCAACCAAATGGAGCTAGAAGTTACGGACATTACGTTGTTATTAAGCATGAAGGTTTTTACACTTACTATGCTCACTTAAGTAAGTCTGTAGTTAAAGTGGGTCAAGAAGTACGTCAAGGACAATTGATTGCTTATTCTGGTGGACAAAAGGGAGCGTGGGGTTCTGGAAGCTCTACTGGACCACACCTACACTTTGAAGTGCGTATGAGTAAGGGTAGTAAGCAAACCGTAGACCCACAGAGTATTTTTGGAAAAATTAAATCAAAAGTTTCTGGATTGTTTGCCGGTAAAGATAAGAATGAACTTTCAGAAGAAGACTTTTCACAGTTTGTGTTGGGCGGAAGTTCTAAAAAATCAGCATTTGCTGGCGGCCAACTACTAGAGATGATTCAACAAGGCGCTCCATTTTCAGCTAAAGATTTATCTTCAGGTGAAGCATTAAATTGGGCAAAAGCTCATGGAGAAAAATCAAGCGTATTAGACGGCTTGATGGGCGACAATCAAATGACCGCTGCTAGTGGAGACACTTCAGGTATGGCGTTTGGATCTCGTAAAGGATTGCTCAAGGCTCTTTACAACCAAGGCTTTAGAGGCAAGTCTTTACAAACAGCCTTTGCTGTTGCCTTAGCGGAATCTGGTGGTAGAGCTAAGGCTGTTGGTGATGAGACTATTCAAAATAAAACCTACGGTCCAAGCATTGGTCCTTTCCAGATTAGAAGCTTAAAAGACCCTAAAAAGTTTGGAGAATCTGGAAAATGGAGAGACCCAAAAAGACTATTTGACCCCTCTTTCAATATTCAAGCAGCTTGGAACATCTCTAACCAAGGTAAAAATTGGAAAGCTTGGTCTGCCTACAGCAACGGTTCATTCTCTAAGTTCTTAGATGATGCTGAGTCAGCAGCTAAGTCTGCTGGTATTCCTGCATACGAGTACGGAGTAGATCGTACCAAAGAAGGTTTGGCTTATCTGCACCCAGATGAAATGGTCCTTAATAAAGGACAGGCAGACCTACTTAGAAACAATAGGTCTAATGTTGCAGGTGGAGCAACTATTAACGTACAGATGTCTGTAAATATTGCTAAAGCTGGGGATCAGGAAGTTCTTGTAATGTTAGATAGATTTAAGCAAGCAATTGCCAGCGATAAAGACATTGCAGCGATAGGGAGATACTAATGCCAACAGCACCTTCCGGATATAAGTACAGTGTTGATGCTTTTGAGCTTAATAAGTACAGCACTGACAAGGAGTCTTTTCCATCTATTTACGGGGTAAAATTTAATAAGAGCAAGCAGGTTATGATTGACTCTAACGTAATTTACCGCATAACTGTATACAAAAATACTACCGTTATTCCAGATGGTGGGGTGGCAATTTCTGGTGACGGAAATGTAAAGTCTAGAGTTCTTTCTACAGGGCCTTACGCTACCTTTAAAGAAAAAGTAAAATCAATATGTGACGTTAAAGGCATCAGAACAATTGAGGATAAGTATTACGATTTTACTTTAGTTCCTAAAGGAATAAATGGAACTGTTAGCCCACTGTTTACAGTTCAAGTTCAAATTAACGGTATTTGGGCAGACGTAACAACTGTTTCTGGGCCAGCTACCCCCTCTTCTATTTTTAGCAAAAAATCTACTCCGCCAGGAGTTCCTGAAAGCGTAAGTCGAACAGATGCTGGACTTTCTTTTGGTCAAGAACCTGAGTATGAGTGGTGCTCTAAAACACGCACTTGGGCTCGTAGATGGCTATCTGGTGCTGAGCAATTAAATAGAACTGCTGATGAGGTAAAAAAAGGTTTGGGCCCTAAATGGCGAGTAAGTATCTCAGTTAAGTATTTTAATGAACTTGGCAACCCTGTTCCTGGTAATTCCGAAAATAAATTAGGTGGCGGAACGGAAATTAATTATAATTTTAATAAACCTAACAGTAAATGGCAACAAGCTAAAAAACTATTAGCTGACCATAAAAACTGTAACTTAACTGGCGGAGGAGGTGGGGGCGGAGGCGGAGGAAACTCTACACCAACTCCGGAGTCTGTAAAAAAAGCTGCTGATTTTAATCCTTACCCACATATTGCTACTAGACACTTTTCTGCCAGAATTACTGGAGAAGAGATTTCGTATGAAAATGCAAATGTCTATGATCAGTTAGCTTCCTTTTACGTAGACCCAGAAATAGTTGATTTGCCAGATAAAAAGCAAAATGAACTTCCTGGCGGTAAATCTGCCCAATTAAACCGTTTTTGGGGTTTTAGGTTTTTGTTTAACCCAAGTTACATAACCTATAACATGAGCTCAAATAATCAGGTCGATTGGACTCGTCCTAATGAAAATAATGCTGCATTAGTAGCTTCGGGCATTGGTGGAACTATTTCTGTAAACATTTTGTTAGATCGAGTAGCTGATATGGCTACTATGAAACAGTGGAAGAAAAACGGAGGCGGTTCTCTTCCACAGGGTAACTACCCAATTTCTATGGACGCTGAACAATGTGCGGGCATTTTACATAGAGGTACTGAGTACGACCTTGAGTACCTATTTAGAGTGCTAAACGGAAACCCTCAAAAAGTAATTTTAATGGGAGAATCCCCTAAAGATGGGCTAGAGCTACTCAGCGCAAACATGGGGTATATTACACAACTACCCTTTATATTTAAAATTTCTGAAAGACAACGGTACAAGGTAATCATGCAAGGAATTAACGTATCTCACGAAATGTTTACTCGAGACATGATTCCTATTAGAACCGTAGTTCAAATAAACCTTGAGCGTCTCCCAGATCTAGTCAGTGGAGATTTCAAGAAGTTTAAGCAAGCTGAAGCTATTAATAAGGTCACTCAAGTTATTAAGGGACCAAGTGCTAGCGATATTATTGCTTCTCGTAGACAGAGAGATGGGTTCCTATAATGGCCGTATATAGAGATTCTCGCTATGATGATGGAGATGCCCAGCAAATAAAAAACAAAACTACTGGAGCGTATGCTTGGACTGTTTATCGAGCTTTTCCAGAGTCTAGAACGATTACGTATATTGACTACACCTGGGTAGAGGGAGACCGACTAGACTACTTAGCTGCAGTTTATTTAAGAGACTCTACCTTGTGGTGGCAGATATTAGATATAAACCCTGGTCTTCCAGATGCCTTAGAGATTGCGCCTGGAACTATTATTAGAGTTCCTAGGAGTTAATGTGGCCACCCCATTATTTAAAAAAAATCTAGTTAAAACTCCAATAGAGCGCTACCCTACCCGAACAGTTAGGTTTCCTCTAAGTCCTTCTTTTAATTTAGTATTTTTAACAGCCAAACTAGGGCAAGAGTTTAATGCTCACGATACTTTAGTTTTGCAGTACGCTGGAAAAATAGAAGATACTCTAAACTTTATTGGTTCAGGAGATCCAGTTGAGTTTGAGTACTCTGGCGCAGGATCTACAAAAACATGGGTTGGCTACGTGCACAAAGTAGTACCTTCTACTGTAGCTGAAAACTCTACTACTATTATATGTATCTCTCCAACGTATCTTTTAAAGACTACTAAACAAAAAATATACAAAAACGTAACCGCAGACCAAATTGTTGAAAAAGTATGCAAACAATACGGCTTAAAAGCTGTTACTCAACGTCACCCTAGGGTATTTTCAAGTATTGGACAAGCTGGACAAAGTGATTGGCAATTACTAAGAAGATTAGCTAAGCAAACTGGTTTTGGTTTAAAAATTTCAGGTACTACAGTCTATTTTATGTCAAAAAACAAGCTAAGTTCAGCTAGCGCTGACAGAGCTTCATACTTTTTTAAAGAAAACGCGGCTCCAGCGGTAAGAGGAATTGCTTCTATGGGAACTCTTATAGAGTTTACTCCTCAGATTTCTGACGAAGCTCCAGATATGGTTGGATCTACCGTAGACCGAGTTGTGAGCGGTTTGCACTCAACAAATAACAAAACTATTGCAACTAAGCATAAGATTCAACCTGCTAAAAAGAAAACTAAAGGTACTGTAACCCCTAGTAAGAAATTTTTAAAGAAATGACAAAGAACCCACACAGTAAAACCTCACAAAAAGCAAAATTTGTAAAACATTTGCCTTTTGAAGTAGCTAAAACCGTGTCAGAAGCAAAATTTATTGCTGAAGACTTGGCAGAAGCTAACCGATACAACTATAGAGGTGTTGCTCTATTAATGGGAGACGCTAACGTAAATGTTGGAGAGTCTATATATCTAGACAACCTAGATCAAAATATGTCTGGGTACTGGACCGTTATAGCAATTAGTCACCTATTTGGTAGTGGAAACTACACCTATCAAATGGAAGTACTAGTTGGAGCAGACTCTTTAGGAAACGCTGACCCTAGTATTGGAAAAAATCCAGGAAAAAGAGATTTTGAAGCTGAGCTATCAAATCAATCTTTAAAGCCAAAAGGCTCTAAACTAAACAACTACGCTATTGGGGTAAATAACGGAAAAATAGATGTTGGTCTAAAAAAGACTAAGTCTGCTAAAAACATACCCGGCCCTGCGGCTAGACCCCTTGCAACGTCGTATACTCCAAACATCTACAAAAACGATAAACCAGATTTTTCACAGGTGGCTAGACAAGTAACTTGGAGAGCTAAATGACAACCGATGACATTAACCAAGAGACCTACATGCAAGATCCTCAGGGTCGAACACGATTCTACGGAATCTATGAGGGCATTGTTAAAGAGATTAACGACCCTTTAAAAAAGGGAAGAATTAAAGTTCAGGTTACTGTTACTGGACAAGAGGTTAGCGGATGGGCCAGAGCAGTACTGCCTATTACCCATAACGCAAACCATCCTGATCATCAAGAGCATACTGCTGCTCAAATTGCGGCGCTCTTAACTACTACCTCAACCTCTATAACAGATTCTAGAGGAGACTCAGCGACTGTTCCCGCGTTGACCGTGGTAGCAAAAGGAGGGGCTGGTACCCTTAAACACCCCCATAAAATTGTGGTAAACGCCATAAAAAAGTGGAATGGGTCGGACGCCAAAACAGCAATGTTTAACGACGCAACCAACACGGATGAACACACCCCACACCGGTATGTGCCTAATAAAGGTCAACGTGTGTGGATTATGTTTGTAGCCGGGTTACTTGAAGAACCAGTATGGATAGGAGTGCAAGAATGAAAGCAATATCGTTTCCCTTCACCTTAGACCCATTTGGTAAAACAGCTAGCACAACCGACCAAAGAAAAATTTATCAAGATAGAGTTTTAACCCTGCTATCTACAGCTATAGGTGAGCGTCCTATGCGCCCAACTTACGGAACAAATATTGCTACCGCAATGTTTGAAAACCAGGGGAACGTAGAAAAAGCCATTAATGACGCAATTCGTTCAGCAATTTCTAAGTGGATTCCAGAACTAACTGTAAACAACATTTTTTTAAAAGGATTTTTGGATACCGGGGCAGTAACAGTTGAGCTTAATGTGAGCTTACCAGATTTTATTGAAGACAACATTACTGTGGTAACTACCACACTAAATCCAGACGCGACTACCACGAGGTGATGAAAAATGGCTAATGAAGTACCTTCCCAGATAGACTATACCTCTAGAGACTACCAAGCTTTGTTAGAAGACCTAACAAGCCTGGTAAATGTTAGAACAAACTACGCGTGGACTGCTGATGACCCAAGCGACTTAGGAACTATTCTTTTAGAATCTTTTGCTTACATGGGGGACATTCAATCTTATTACATTGACCGCGTAGCTAATGAGCTGACTCTTGATACAGCCGCACGTAGAAAAACACTAGTAGATATAGGAAAGTTGTACGGCTACAGAGTTTCAGGCCCTACCCCAGCACGTCTTAACGTTGTTTTTGAAAACATAAGTGATGAAGCAATCGACATTCCAGTAGGAACTCAAGTATTAGCTACATTGCTTTATGGAGATTTTACAGAAGTATATTTTGAAACAACGGCTAGTGCAACTCAGTTAGCTCCTGGAGACACAGTTACTCTTGCTTGTCAAGAAGGAAAAACCGTAAACACAGATCGTCCTGACTTAATTAGCCCTACTACAAATAAACCACTGCCAGTAAACCTAGGCGTTTCTGATGGAACAGCTCAACAAATTGTAGAACTGATCGACACTAATGTTGTAGACGATTCTATAGTTGTTTATGTTGGACAGGGTGTGGCGTTTACTCCATGGAGTTATGTAGAGTCCTT